TATTGCATATTCATTTCCTGGTGCAAGATATATTGGTTGTGGGAATGTAACTTTAGTGGCAGTTTCTCCATTTGTTGATGTTGTAATTTGATCTGGGTAGATTGTTTTTGATTCTCCCACCAAATTAAGAGTTGGAATTCCAAGTTCCACAGTTCTAACTTGAACCTCAAGAGGTTCATTACTAGATGGTTTATTAGCAAAGAATAAATCTACTTCCGTTAAAACAACACCTTTGTCATCACTACTAAATCCATTTAAGTCTGGAGCATCAATATCTCTACCAACAACAAATGATTGTGCTAAAGGATCAAATCTTCTAGCCCTAATTACATCACGTCTAGTAGTTGTTACAGTTGTTGTTCTTCTTGTTAATCTTCTTATTGTTGTTTCAATTGACGTGGTAACTGTTGCTTTGATTTGTCTTGTTAATAAAGTTCCAATGGCACTAAATGAACCTTGTCCTGTAGAAATTAATTTGCTTCCAGGCAATGGTTTTTCATTTGAAGAACTGCTAGACAGAGTAAATGTCTTTTTGCCAGTAAGTATTCTTGGGTTTGGTGCAGGATTAGTGTAAGGATCCCTTATAAAATATGACCCAAATAAATCTCCATAATTATCGGAAATTAATCTTAAATCTTTTACAAAGGCAATAGCACCACTAGTTTGTCCGACTATTTTAGCACCTTTTTCTACACGACCAAAGAAGTTTCCTTGTGCTTCTGCAGAAAGAGAATTTAAGTCGATATTCAAAACTTTAGAAGATTGACTATATCCGGAAGAAATATTTTCCAATCTTACATAAGGATTTATATCATATGTCCTTGATGGTGAATTAAATTTACCTTCCTTGTGATTTGAAGATGCCAATCTAAATGTACCAATAATAGATCCATTTTTATAAATTTTTATTGTTTCACCTTTTTGAAATGTTCCATTTGTGGATCCATAGTTTTCCAAAGTGTCACTATTTGCTATCTCTAAAAGTTTGGGTATAACATCAACATTACTATGATTATCTAAAAATTGATAGTGTTTCGTTAAAGGTTTAAGAGTTCTAGCAAAGAAAGAGACATTTCTAGATCTAATGTATTGCTCATCTCCACTAGAAATAATAACATCCCTAGATCTTACATCAACTCTGGTTCTAGAACTTCTAGATGTTGACACTGAAGAACTAACACTAATACTAGTATTAACATCCGTTCGTAATAACGTTCGTTCTACCAAAAGTCCCGCCCCTACTTCTTCAGTTACTGTTTCTTGACGAGGAATAGTTACTGTATTATTAATGGTGTTATTAATAACATTAGTAGAACTTCTTGATCTATTAGTAACAGATGGTGGGATATAGATGGTTCTAATCCAAAAATCACTCTCGGGACCAAGTTTTATGTTTCCAACATATTCTACGACATTGAATGGATTAACATTTTCTACTTGGGTGGCAAGTGGTTGTTCCAACCAATCAATGGAATCATATTTTAATGTTACGGCATTACCAGTTTTTTTAACATTAGGATCTAATAATTCAAAATTAGAGGTTAAATCTAATTCGTCACTAGGAATTTCTGATGATGGTATCAGTCTTTGTTGAAGTGTATTTACAAAAGTTCTAGGTCTCAATGTTCTTTCACTAATGTCTCCGAAAGTTAAATCTCTATCACAGGCAGAAAAATCTCTAAAATCATCTACAAAAAATCCAGACTTAAATCTATTATTACCTTCCGCATCTTCGACACGCAAAGATTCGGTGCTAACTTCAAGTAAACTTAAAGAAGTAGTTCTTTCTAAATTTTCTATTCTATCTTCAAGTTTACCAATATCTCTCATAGTGTATCTTCTATTATCAACCAACTTAATTCCAACATTATCTGGATTATAGAGATATGGTGGAAGAATAATGGTTGCTAATTCCATTAAACTTTGATCATTACTTGGAGATGCTTTTGGATCTTTTGCAGAAACACCTTTACTAACAATAAGATTCTCAAATTTATCAAGATATAATTTATCAATTCTTGGTAAATAAAAATCAAATCCAACCAAAGAACTTTCTCCTGGTTTTAGATTATAATTTGTTGTGAATAATCTTGACGCAAAATCAAATGGGGATTGAGTCGTAGAAGAATTATTAACAACTCTTGGTCTAAAATCTAAAGTATCTGATGCTCTAACACCTCTTTTTCCGATAGAGGGGATATCACTTAAAAATCTATCAGAATCATAACTTAAAATAGTAAATACATCTCCAGTATCTGTTGCTGGAACAACATAATGATCATATACTACTAATAATCTTTTAGATGGTTCTAAATCTGTTGTTCTAACCAATCTAGAGTAATCATAATATTCATCTTTTTGTCCACCATCAAGAACAAAATTGTTGGTTAAATTATTATATTTCCCTAAAGTAATTGATTGTACTGTGGATATGACGTTTGATTCTTTAAATCTTACAGTTTCTCCTATTTGGAAAGTATTTTCATTCAAATACACAATTCCTAGTTTATTTACACCTCCAGAAGATGGAGAAGAATTATTGTTAGTTACAACTCTAGCTACAGCACCACTATCAGATCCAACAATATTTTCACCAATAATAGCATTATTTAAGACATTAGATGTTGATGAAAATTCAATTGAATCTAATGTAGGATCTAATGTATTTGTAGATTCATATACTACAAGAACTTTAGAAACATCAGGAACATCTAACGAAATGTTGTCATCTTGAACTCTAAGACCATAGTATTTGTTATATACTAATCCATCATTAATTGAATTACTAGTTCCTGATCCAACAGGACCAGATTCCACCAATTTAGAAAGATTAATAACTTTTAATGCACTTCTTGTAAAATTTTTAACTTTACTTTGAATACCAACTTTTTTGAGAGTTGTATTTACAACTATATTACTTTGTCCAGTATTCAATCCTTTAATTTCTACACCAGTTCCTTCCCCAATAAGAGTAAATGCATCTGAGGTTACAGTTCCAACTCCACCACCATCATAATGTATTGAATATCTTTCTTGATCAAAAGTTTCATAGAATGAACTTGCAATACCACTTGGAACACTAAATGTCATATCTCCATTTCCATTCGTAGATTCTGGAGAAATTTGTTGTGTGATTAATAAATTAGATCCAGAAAGATTAATGGAAGATATATTAGATTCTGGTAGTTCTGCATAAAGATAAGAACGTTCCGTATTTCTTAATTTTCCTATTCTTAAATTTGCACTATAGTTTCCATTAGTTATAGCAGTACCATCAAATACACCACTGACCGAACTGATGGTGGTAATGGTTAATGTTGATAAATCAGAAGAAACTGCAGTTACACGAGCATATTTTGGATCATCTCCACCTTGGGTAACACTAAGTATATCATTTATTTTTACACCGGAAAATAATTTTCCAGGACTCTTGACAGTAGTACCAGAACCAGAAATCACAACTTCATTAATTCCATTAGAAAACTTTTTAGAGTATAAAACTGCATCAGCAGTGAAATTGTCACTAGATGCAAATCCTGCTACAGGAGCAGACATAGAAACAGATTTTATCTGATCGATTTTATTTGCAGTAAAACTTTTAACTGTTAATGATATTTCATTTCCATTAACAATTAGTTTTTCTCCAGATACAAAAGTTCCCGATGTTTGTCTAAGATTTAAATTGTTTGCACTAGCACCAGCGACTACAAATCCAGTTGCACCACTACTCTTTCCTTTTATAAAAGATGTTGATGGAATTTCTATTGCCGTTACGTTTCTATTGAATACTATGTTCGTATATGTCTGAACGTCATAAAGGTATAAATCCCATTGAGATGATGCATTGGAATATGCAGAATCTGTTAAATTAAATGTATATACTCTAGCAACACCAATTACATTTGATGTTGGAGATGATCCCAACTGACTATGAAGTTCGACAATTCTATTTTCTCTTGGAACACCAGAAACATTATTAACTCTCAATAAACTTCCCATTTCAAATGGAATGTTTGCATTTTCTACTTTTTCAGTATCTCTTGGTTTTTCTACATCTATTGCAGTTTCACCATCAATAGTAACATCATACCCATCAACGTACGCTCTTCCGGGACTTACTTGAAGACACATTAAATCATCGGAAGGAATATTTCCTTGCTCTGTCGTTTCTCCCTCCAAATATAATCCATCATTATCGATTTCATCATTTAAAGAATTCAATGCCTTAATTTGGAATTCGTCCAGAGCATAGTGTCCAGATTCATCAAATGTTCTCTCTGCAATATAATCTCTAATTAAATTGTAAGTGGGTTTGTTTTCAATTTTTTTAATCTTTCCATCATCTACTCTCAATATTTCTACAAAGTCAGTATCTGTAGTGTCTGATAATACTTTTTTTGTGAGAGTTAGTGATATTTTTAATCTATCTGCTCCAGGTGCTGCAAAATTTGTAAATCCCTTTGCATTGTCGTATAAAGATGAATCATCTTTTGCACTCACAAATGTTTCGGATACTTTAAATCCTACTCTATAAGATGGAGTATTTGTATAATAATCTAATATAATTGTTTGCTTGGTGACATTTACAAATGTTCCTCTAATAAAATAAACTCCACTATCAACAGAAGCTGCAGATCCTATAGACGTTGCATCTTGAGATACTAATGATGCAAAAGGAGTTCCTGCATTAATTACCGTATTTCCATATACAACATTTTCAGAGGCAAAAAGAGATTCTCCATCTTGAAATACATCAGTTTCTGAATCGTCACCAGACTCTAAGTAATTTACATAGATTGTCAGATTATCTACATCATTACTTTCGGATGTAAATGCGACATATTGAATAGTTGCGGTAACACCAGAAAGTTGACCAGTAATTTTCTTTCCAATAAAATTATTAATATAAACGGAAACATCTACACCAAGATTAGATGCATTCAACTTGACGGCAGAGAATTGATTATCAAAAGTAACCGATCCAGGAAGAACCATAGATCCTTCTTTAATAATATTCTTACCGAAGGATTCGACTTGGTTTTGTAAAATAGACTGGAGAGTTGTTAATTCTCTAGCTTGAACCGGATATCCTGGTTTAAATAATACTTTATAAAAATCTTTATCTTTATCAAAATCGTCATAATATGGACCGATATTTAAATTTGTTTTTTGTGCCATCTTTTTTAAAATTCCAGGATGATTTTGATGTCTTCTTTTTGCCTTTCGCTACGGGTAACTATTGGTCTGTTATCAATATAGATTATATCTCCCGTCTTTTTATTTATTTCGGGATTTGCAAGTCCACTTGAAAAAGTTACTCCCAAATCAATTTTTTTATTATCAATAATTATATAATTTTCATTAAGAGTAGTATCCACTGTTACTCCAACAGCACCACCTCCAATGCCAATTGTTATTTGAGATCCAGACACAAATGCATTTATTTTTGATGAAAGATTACTATCTGTTTGATCTTCATCATTACCAAAAGAAAGAGATCTATCTTGGAAATATTTCAAAACCTGCGTTTCCGTATCAAAGGAAGCAACATAACCCTTTGCAATTACTCCACTACCTTGATCTTGTGTCATTTCATCACCAATTGTTATTGTTGGTGATGTTGTCAATCTTGCTGCATATAATGAAGAAAAACTATTTTCAGTAAAGGTTATTCCAACACCAGAGAATTGTTCTGGATTTTTTACAATTCCAACTTGAGCAAAACTTGTATCAGTTGGAAATTCTTTAGTCGAATCGTCAAATCTTGCATATATTAATACTTTATCTGCCCCTAGTTCTTTATAAATGTCATATCCATGACCTTTTGATGGTGGAATAATTGGTATAAGTTTAGCAGGATCTGATGATCCTCCAAGATTTACAAACCCATAAGTATATCCGTAACCACCATCAGTAACGATTGCGGATGTTATAACACCATTCGTAGCAGTAATAGAAACTTTGGCACCATCTCCGTCACCTAAAATGTCATAAGTTCCTGAGGTATATCCCGAACCACCATCTTCAATATAAACTTTTCTTATTTGATTTGGATTACTTACTGTAGAATTTCCACCATCTCTGATGACTTGAATATCACTGTTTGTAGTTGTTGCCCAATCATTTGGAACTGCAATATATTCTGTAGAATCAAATTTTATAATGTCTGATGGAGAAACGGTAAAAAGATACTTCCATCGATATCCATCATCTACAGGTCCAGCTTGAAATGGTGCTGTACCAGTCGAAGTTGGTTCATATAAAGATCTATTTCCAGAAACGTTAGTTCCAGAAGATCCATTATCAATACAAATGTAAACTCTAAAATCACTATTAATTACATAATAGTTTGCATCATAAAGTCTAGTAGCTCTTGCTATTGGTGATGGATTATTGGAACTATAATCATGCCTATACATGTCAAAAGACGTATTGGATGCCCAATTAATCCTTCTTACCACTCTTCTTACATTTGAAGAAGTCACTTTTTTTCCAAAAAGTGAAGTAGAACTATAGTGAGAAATATATTGTTGATTATCTACTGGATTTGGAACATTGGTGTTCCAAGGATTTTGTCTGCCAAATCCACTTTCTGTAGGATTTGATAATCCCAAAAAAACATAATATGAATCGTTAGAAATAGAGTCTACAAAATTCCCCGCATTTAATATTCTAAATTGATCTGTTACGACAGCAGCCATATTATTGATTTTTTTTAAATATTTATATGATGTTTTTATGAAGGAATGATAATTTTAGGCAATGCACCCGTTGTTCTAATACCAACTGCTCTTCTTTGTATAGATGGATAAGTTGACAATCCAGAGACAATATTTCCAGTGACACCTATTGATATTGGATTTGAAGATCTGGAAAGTCCATCAATTGGATTTGATAATTTTCCCCAAGAATATCTACCAACGGGATTTGTAAATGATCCGGTGGTTTCTAATCCAACTATGCTAGAATCAGATTTTACATTACATGTAATAATTCCAACATTTCCAGAAATAGATAAACTTCCAATATAGTAAATATTATCTAAGAATGTTGTTCCAATACCAACAACTGCAGAATCAGAATCATCAATAGAAGTCACACCATTACCAATTCTAGTATTGTAAATATAGATTGGATATCCAGTTTGTAAACCAACAAAACCACCATCATCATAGATATCAAACTTTATTGCTAAAGGATTAGATCCATTTCCGGATGATGTTGAAATTCCAGTCACAACACCAGTAAATCCATCAACTTTATTGAAATTGGAAATTAATTCCAAAGATCCAGAAACGTCTGTAGAAATTCCATTTATCACAAGACCATCAAATTTATCAAATCCTCCTGTAGCAGGTAAATCCAAGTCATAATCAAATAACTCTGAATTATCTACAAAAATTTCATTATCAGTTGTTGAAAAATCTTTTATTATGTTAGCAACAGGAAAAACTAGTGATTCGATAGAATCTCTAGTTTTTGGGAAAAATTCCCCATTAATTTTTCTTTCAATTTTTTTCTTTATCCAAACCATCGGTTTTCCATATTCTTCATCAACACCTTGACCTGTGTAAAGATTAGTTTCAAATTTGTCTGAGAATGAAAGATCATAAATAAATCTCTGATCTTGAGTTACTGTTCCTTCAATTTGATTATTTTTCAATACTTGAACAGCATCTCCAACTTCTAAAGTTGCTTTAATTCCAGTAACAAGTTCTGTGTCAGAAGATGAGACACCTCTATAGAAATAAATTTTTACATCATCTTCTGGTAGTGGTGCAGTAGTGAATGCAAATGATGTTCCACCCCCGAATGTATATGCAAAATTTGGTTCTTGTAATACTCCGTTTATAAAAATGATTAAGAAATTACTTAAGTTGAGAGATGAAGTATTGTCAAACTCAAAACTGAGAAGTTCCCCATTGTAATTTAATGGGAACACTTTTCTCGATCCATTTTGCAATCCACTAATACTATCAATATAATCTAAATCACCAAACTGCCATGCAGAAAAATTATCAGAATATACATCAAGAACTGTCAATTCAAAATCACTTAATGGTGATGAAAGTGAAGAATCTGTAACCAGTCCTACAGGTTTAAATACATCACCCCTTTGGAATGAATACCCTTGTCTTGCAATTCTAAAATCCTTAACTTCAAAATAAGTTGATCCTATTCCTGTTGTATTAGTTGGTCCAACATTCACATCAATTAAAAGACCTATTCCAGTATCTGTTGTCGCACCAACACCCAGTCTAGAAACTCCCGTAACTGTAAGATTCTCATATGAAGGATCCGAAACAAATATTTGTGGGTTTATATAACCACTGCCACCAGAATTAACATTAAATGATAATGTTCCACCAATTCCAGTAGTTGCAGTTATGGATGCAACATCACCAACATGACCATCTTCATAAACACTGATACCAATTGAGACTAATCCATTGTATCCAGATCCAAGAACATCTGTAGTACCAAGACCCACAGATACAATAGATCCTCCAGCACCAACAACAGCAGTCACTGAAGCACCTACAAGTGGAGCAAATCCCAATCCTGTAGTAGATCCAAGGGAAACTATAACTCCACCTCTTGGAACTTCATTTACATTTATATCAGACTCACTTGAAAAAATATCTAAAGTATCTGGATTTCTAACACCAGTAAATACAACTGAGGTAATGCCTGCAAAAGTATTTTCTAAAATATCAAAGTTGTTATTACTATTATTTGGTGTTGATGGTGCCTGATAAATGTTATTAATAAAGATTAATCCACTAGATCCAAGTGTACCTATTCCTGTGGTATTTGCTCCACCAACTTTCAAAGTATAAGTTCTTCCAATTCCAGTAAATTCATCAGAAATATCATCATAAATTGTATTTCCATCATAATTGGATTTTAAAAACACTCTTCCACTGAACTCAGAAGTATCAAAATCTATATTATTATCATTTTTTTCAATTTGAGGATTTCCTCTCGGTGCTTCTGTAAAATATATTTCACCTTCAACAATATTGAAAGATCCTTTATATACCCTTACTGTTGTAGAGTCGATATGTGCACTTGCAGAAGTTCCAACATATCCTCTAATAACTTGCACTAGATTTTCAGTTCCATTATTAGTAATTGGTCCAACATTTGTAGTGCCTAATCCTACATTTATTACACCCATATATTCATTATCTATTTTTAAAATATCTTTTGGATTTATAGTAGAAATTCCACTTAAAGAGAATATAGAATTTCCTACACCAATTTGCCCACCATTTCCACTTAAAGTATGGGTTATTTTTGTTGAAGCAATTGGATGTTGAACAATATTGTCAATAGAAATAATAGACTTACTATTTTGTTCACTCATTGTAAATCTATGAGCATTACCTTCTCCCAAAGAGGTAAATGTAGCTCCAATACCACTATTTGCATCAGATTTAGTTGTTGCTACTTGGAAGCTGTTATCCGTCAATTTGATTGCATATACTGTAGAAGGAAGTTCGCCACTTGGAGTAACCATGGCACTAGTGCCAATACCAACAAAAGTGGAATTTGGAGTATAAATTAATTCTTCACCAGTTCTAAAGAAATGATTTTGAATTGTAAATATACCAGTAGATGGATTTAAAACAGAGGAATTATTCGGATTAAAAGTTTTTGTAAAGATAGGAACTCCATTTGAAGATAATGTAAATTGACTTCTGTTGACTCTATCCCCATTAATTGAATTGTAGAAAAGTTCGTTAACACTTTCAGTAACTTTTCCATAAACTAAATCATTTGGATTATTTACTGAATCAACATCAATATAGAAATTTTTACTGAGAACTGAAAGATTTATTGTTCCTGTCCATTCAGAATCTGGATAAAAATTTATAACAGCATCTGATCCATTGAATTCGCCACCAAATGTTCCTATTCCTGCTGCAGTATCTAAAATATCAATATCAGATATCGACAAGAATGGTGATTGCTGAGTATATACATCAGTTCCGTCATAAATTGCCATTAATTGATGGAGTGCTTTAGTAGATCCAATACTAACTTCAACAAATAATTTGGATGCATTGAATAATGTTGAATCTAATGTTAATATTGTTGTTGATGCAGCAGAAACAGTAGACTCATAATTTGAGGTATAGGTTATACTTCTTTCTGTACCTTGAGTTTGATCATCAGCAAGGAATCTATACGTTCCTATTCCAGTAGAAGTGCTTCCAAATCCAACAATATTTGATCTTATGGTGATTTGATTTGAAGAATCATTTGTATGATATAATGATAAAATTCCTCCAGACAAATCAGAATAAAAAGTTCCTATTTGACTTCCATTTTGACTAGAAAGATTAGAAGTCTCTGCATAATATTCTGATAAAAATGTATTTGATCCATCATGAGAGATATACAGTTTTACAAAATTAATTTCATTGGTCACATTATCTGTGATCTGAGAAGTTACAAATAATGATTCAAAATTATTTGAATCAACTTCAATAATAGAAGTAGATCCTATTCCAGTGCTTTCAATATCTACAGATCCTACTAAATTAATGAAACCAATAGATTCTGTCCCTATTCCAATCGTATTACTATTATAATCTTGCTTAATACTCTTAAGATTATAATCAATATTAAATGGATCATTAGGTGTAAATCTCAAAAATACTTCTTCAAGATCATTTTCTACTAATTCAAAAACTCCATATTGAGAATTTGAATTCGAAAGTGATTCGTTTTCTATAATATAAGAGTTATTTCCATTGTTCAGGAGTGTTATTTCAGAAACTTGAATTTCATTATTATCAACATCAGATATTCTAATCAAATAGTTATCGTAAGTATTTGAATCTACTAATTTTATTATGTTTAAAAATTCTGTAGATTCTGATTCTGAATTTGAAAATATATTAGAAATATCATCCACAGCAAGAACGTCAACACTATCTTTTATTTCAGTAAAATTAGTAAGTCTCTTCGTTTTTAATTTTATAAATTTGGACGGAGAATTTACATCAATATCAACTACATTGTCAAAGTTATAAATTGCATCTACTCTGAGATTATCAGAAATGACATCTATCACTGTTGTTGTTTCATTAATAAAAGAAGATATTCCAACATTTTTAGTAACCGATGTTATTCCAGTATCTGCAAAATTCTTTAGTCCACTTGTATGAACTAAACTTTCAACATACGACTGCTGATCTTTATATGTAATAGGACTTTTTATTGAATAAGATAAATTTTGATAATAATCATTATTTTCTATAACTTGATAGTCTTCATTCAATTTTCCAATATCATCATTCCATCCAATATCCTTTGTATTGGAATAGTTAATTTCAAATACGGCAGAATTTTCCGTTACTTGACTAATTGTTGCTGTGACACCAGATTCTTTTCCCTTAATAATTTCACCAGAACTTAATTGATAAGATCCACGAACCTTTAGATTATTTCCATTAGTGTCAGTAACGAATAAATCTCTTTCTATACCGTTAGTTATAATTTGTTCACCAATAAAAAACTTTGATATAGATGTCAATACTTCAAATATAGGATAATCATTTTTGTTTATAATGTTTGGTACAGAATTTTGAATTGTAACTGCAATTCCTGTATTTGTTGTCAACTCTGTTGCATCAACTACTACTATATCATTAATACCAACATTTTTGATGTAATTACTAACCTTAAAGAACTTATATCCATAATCGGAAGAGTTAAATCCACTTCCATTTGTCCCAAACTTTGTTATACCTTCAATAAAAACTTCATCTCCGATATTAAATGGTTGTGTTGTAAATGATGTGATTCCATTAATCGTTGGTGTTGTTATTACACATGTAAAAATACCCGTGGAAGATGATTCAACACTTATGATGCTTATTCCATTAGTATTGTCCTTAGTAAATAATTCCACACCATTGTCGGGGAGTCCTGTAGGTTGAGTGATTATATTTACAGAGGATACGGAAGCTCCTGTTATTTCTATATCATAAATTCCACTATCTATAATTTCTCTTGTTTCTGAGTTTACTATAACTAAATTTGGATTGGACGTATATCCATCCCCACCAGATTTAACTGAAATGGAATTGATTGTATTTCCATCTTTTAAAACTATTGAAGGTGATATTGAAGATTGTGGAGATAAAGTTTTATCAGAAGAATATGTAAAGGTATCATTTATAACCCTTATCTGATTTAAATCACCAATCGAATTGGATGAAACTGATACAGATAAATTCAAACCATTTTCAGAAGAAGTTGAACTTAATATCGGAAGTTTTTTATATCCAAATCCACCAGATACAATGTTCAGACTTTTAACTGGACCTGTTGCAGAACTAGATGAAGTAAAATATTCTAATGTATCACATTCGGTAGGAATATAAGAAAGTTTTTCTGGTTTTTTATTTACATTTACTTTGAAAGTAGTTGAACCAATACCACTAATACTATAAGAATTATTGTAAATACTATTCGTATATTTTATAGAAGAATAATTTTGAACATCACTATCTGATTTGAGTATAGTTCCTTCCTTTTCAAGAGTATAGAATAATTCTTCTGGTATTTCAGAATTGTAATTTAAAGTTATGCTTGCTGTAGATGTTACTCCCACAATACCTACACCACTAACTAAAAATTCTGTGGTTGATCCTGCAGAAACAAATTCATTATTAAAATGATTGTCATAAAATATTTTAAATTGATATCCAAAAAGTGAAGAATCTGAAACATCAAATACTAGATTGTTATTTTTTGTGGGAAGTAACTGTGGATTTATTAGGGATAAAGTTTGATTGGATGATCCAGATGAAGCAAAACTTACTATAGTTGGGGGATTATTTTGAGAATCTGAATAAGTAGTGCAAAGATTTATTGTATCTTTATCAATTTTATATACAAAATATTCTTCAGAATCACCATCTTCATAAAGAACTTTATCTCCAGTTTTTAACTGATGATTAATGATTGAAATTTCATTTGTTATTGTATTAATTCCTGTAGAATTAAACCCAATTGGATTGATAACAATATTATCAATTTGTGGTTTGTAAACAACACGAACTTTTGTAGAAGTTCCGATACCAACTGAAAGATTGGGTTGAATATCTAAAGTTATAGTATCACCATTTTGAAGTTCGTGTGAAGTAGAGACAGAAACTGTTACCTCATTTTTTTCAACATCTCCAAATATTTGTGTAAAATTAGATTCCAGTAAATACTCATCATTATCAGACCCATTAGTATGGAAGAACAATTCTGGTGAATTGATGGATGTTTTTAGTCCTATTAAACTTGGAGATCTCTTTACAACATAAAGGTCTGTTGAAGATATATTTGTTGTTACTCCACCATCAGTTGAAATTGCTATCGATGATCCGTTTGCGATAAAAGTGACTTTTTGATTGGTTATAAATGGGTGATTTTCTAAGTAAAATGATTTTGTTGGAATGTCTCTTGTTATGGAAACATCTCCATAATCAAATGTCACGGAACTTGATATCCCACTTATAGTACCAACACCAACAGATTCTTTAGGATTGAAGAAAACTTTATCATCAACTATAGAATCAAATTTTTCAATATTATTATTGGTTACAGTAAATGAATCTGGTAAGAATGTTACCGCAGTTCCTACTGTATGAACTCCAACAGAATTAACTCTCAATATATTTTCATTTCTAGTTATTGCAAGAATTTTTAAGATCTCAGATCCAATTTGAACACTACTTCCAATAGATATTGAATCTGGAATTGGTGAAACATAAATTTCTGTTGATACACCAGATGCAGATGTTGTGGACAAACATCTGCCGGTTGAATATGAAGGAACTATAATTTGATGAGTTCCATTTAATGATGATAAATTAGTTGAAAATCCTGAAATTGTTACGTAATCCAAATTTTTTAAATTATGATTTGGTAGTATTGTTACTTTTGTGGTTGTCGCATTATTCCAAGTAAAAATACTATTCAAATATGTTAAAGATTCTACTTCCAAGTTAGTAATGTCTTTTCCTTTTATCGAGGAGACATTTACATCTAGACCACCAGATTCTGAACTTTCTGTCGTAAAGTTTAAGGAATCTCCAACTTTAAAATTATTTCCGGAGTTTACAATTTCAATAGAATCTACGGAACCAGACTTTACGGATAAAATTTCAATTTCTTGCTCTAAAACATCATTTGTTTCATTTACAAAATCATAATCAGCATATTGATTGGAAACTTTATATGGGAAAGTATTTCTTAGCAGATTAGAATTATTAAAATCAAAAGATTGATCTAAATCATTATTGGTTGGTAATTTTGAATGATATTCATTTCCAATAAAATATGGAAATTCTGGATTATTTAAACTATCCAGTGTTGCATGATACACATAAGTTCCCTCTGGAAATTCTGCAGTTTTCTCAAATCTTCCATTATATTCATCAAGATCTCCAGAATTTTTGAAAACATAATCTTCAACAAAAAATCCGTTTGCAAATCCTAAAGGTCTATCAATAACATTGGAAACATCAAGGTCATATCCAGATTCTAAAGACTTTATAGGAGATTGTAAATTTTCAGCATCAGAATGCCCATATGGTCCGTAAATAGGATTTCCATCGAAAGACCACCCAATAATTCCAGAAATTGAACCATCTTCACCAAAAGAAGTTCTAAGATTCTCAAAATACTTTGAAATCTTAAATTGTGTTTTATTCTTTCCTTCTAATAAAACTTCTCCAGAAGTAAATCTAGTTTCATTATCATTCAAAGTTAATTTTCTTACCCTAGCATCCAATATTGCATTGTTTCCTGCAGGAATAATTTTAATTGTTGTATTTTGAGAGTATCCAATACCCTTATTAATAACCTTAACTTCTATTATTTGACCATTGGATACAACAGATCTTAGTTCTGCTCCCAATCCAGATCCTGTAGGATCAGTTATAACTAAATCTGGAACCGAATAATATTCGGAACCAACATAGTTTACAATTACACTTTCTATTTGTCCATTAATAATAACTGGATTTACTTCTGCCAACTTTCCAGTTTTTATTGAAATTGTTGGTTTTTTCTCAAAATTTAAAATAGTTGAACCATAACCAGTTCCTGCTTCATACAAATATGCATCTACAATATTTCCTCTTATAGAAGGTGTAGTGACAATTCTCTCATTTACTTGAGAAGTTGTGCCAAAACCAACTACAGGAATGTAATCAATAGAAACAGATATATCAGGATAACTAAAATATTGATATCCAGATCCAGTACTTAAAAATTTTACATAATTTTTCCTTTCAAAATTTGAAGTGTTTGTTCCACCAATTCCAGCATCGCATAATCTAAAGTTGTCATCATCAATCTTTAATACATAATATTGATTTGATGTCGAAAGTCCAGATATTACTGATGAAGACTCATACTTTACAAGTTCTTCTGTATTAAATCCATGATTTTTGAAATTAATCAAATTATTAATCGTAGATATTCCCGATATACTAACGGGCAATTTTCTATACTGATAACCAGATCCTTGATCTAAAACTTTAATATAAGAAATTTTATTTTTGGATTTTGCAGTGGAGAATTTATGATTTCCATTAGATCCTGAATAAAATCCTACAGGATTTGACTGTGTAATCTGGTCATCAATAGAATTATATAATTTTATTGTTTTATTATTATCAACTTGGACAAAATATGATGCATTGTTTTCTAAATTATTACTTCCAAATGCACCAATTGAAATGCTATCTTTTCCTAAAGAATTATAAATGACTTCTTCGCCATTAATAAAGTTATGATCAGTTAAAAATGTAATTTGATTTGTGGATGTACTAACTCCACCACCGTTAGTAAATTCTCTAGAATCAAAAAATACATCTCTAATTCTTTTTGCTAATACAGGTTCAATTACTGCTCCAGAACCATTTCCACCTTCAATATTGATTGAGACGATTTTATTAATATCATAATCTTGTTCATCTACATAAACTTTTTCAATTCCTCCAGAAATAACAGGTTCGATTTTTGCAAGTGTTCCCTGACTAGAAGAAACTTCTAAAACTGGTGGGTTAATAACATCATATCCAGATCCTTGATTTAATACATCAATGGATGATAATGGTCCATAGTAAATGTTATCTAATGATTTGTAATTATTAATTTCTACACCATTTATCAACATTCCAGTTGATCCTGGAATTGTTTTTTCACCAGTCCCTCTTTCAATATTTTTTTGTAGAGGAAATTTTCTTAAAAGTTTTTGGGACGATATTTCTGAACTTCTCTGTGAATATAATACAAATGTATAAGACCCAAATCCAGAAGTTGGAATAAAGAAAGTTAGATAATTTGATGTTCCAAAAAATGATGGAGATGCAAACAATTTAAATGTTTTTGGATCTGATTGAACTTCGACATAATAACTTTCCCCATCGTCTAAACCAATTAGAGAATCTCCGGAAGAATTATAAACAACTCTATCTCCAGTCACAAAAGGCACATTTACATCATTTAAAAATAATGAATATGATCCTTCAGAAAGACCTCCAATGTTTGCGGTACTTGAAATTGTTACTTTTTTAGTTGAAGAATCAATATCAAGCCTATGATTACTTATAGAAATACCATCTATCTTTTCAGAAGGTAATGAATTAGTGGCAACATAAGCATATTCAGATTCATCTGTATATAAATTTAAAACATCTGAAAGAATAACACTGTTCCCAAATTCTATACTTTCTGAAGAAGCAGATGACTTATTCAGAATTCTTCTTATATCATAGTTTTTGTTTGAATCTAAGGAAGGAATTCCTTCTAAATCAATAGTATTACTAATGCTATCAACATTAGTAATATATGTAAAAGTAGAAGATTCGACTGTGTTATCAGTAGATCTATCAATAAACTCTACTAAGTCACCAACTTTTAAACTTGATTTATCAATTTTTGAAAATAATATAAATGGGTTAGTAATGCCTGAAACTTGATATCTTGTACTTGTATTGTATATCCAAGAATTTGAAAATATTTCTTTATAATTTTTACCATTATTTCTTACATTATCACCAATATTTTTGACATAAACTATATCTCCTTCATCTACAGAAACAACTTCACTTTTTTGTACTATGTTGTTTATAACTCCAAATATTATTAACTCTACTTTTTTTGTAATATCTCCATTTTCATATGAAAAGTAGGTATCATTATTGGACCTAACATTATCTCCTTTATTGATAGCACTATCAATCCCACTACATCCAAAGAATTGATTTACACTTTTACTAGTATATGAAATTGAATTTGTATCAGATATAAAAGATCCCGAATCAGAAAAACCAATTGTTGAATCGACAGAAACTACAGATGATCCAATAGAAACTGTTTCTAAAGATTTTGTATTTGGTGTAATAATAAAATTCCCAAATACTGTAGATAGTTCATCATATCCAATGAACAATTCAATTTTGTAAAATTGTTTTCCCTTTACAGTGAATGGTTCAACATAAGAAATAGATGCATTTGTATTTGAATCCGATGTTTTGATTAATGTTTGTCCGATAATTTCTATAGGATTACCAGAGATTGCCTCTGCAATTACAATTTCTCTTCGAATGTAATTTGCTGCTGATGATTTTATCAGGAAATTTTCTAAA